CGTTCATCTTGCTTTGTATACACGATATCTTGAAACCAGCTGTGGTGATACGATAGCGAGCTACTCCAGTGGGGTAGGTGGCGAAGGTACCAGTGGTTAATGCGCTGTTGAAGGCAGCAACACCCGAGCTGATGCTTGTAGGTAAGGAATAATTGTTGTTAAGAGTTGGAAACACGAGAATACTTGAATTACCGTTCGGATCGTTCAAGGGTGTGTAGTAAACTCCACGCATGGCCCAGGTATTTGATCGCTCGTACGAATCGTCGGGATAACGAGCACTGGCCGCTTGGGGACAGAAAGGATCAGTGATACCGCAAATGGCCATGGCAGAACTCATCTTATGTCCATCACGCATGGGCATATTCTTTTTCTTAGACTGACGGTTACGTCTTTTATTGCGCTTAGGCTTAGGTTTTGGTTTGTTGACAACGTTTTTAAGTTGTTGTACGGTAGTTGTGAGATTTTCAATTTTTTTATTAGTTTTATTCATTTTGGGCGAAACTTGTAAGGGCAAATTTTATATAGAAGATTATGGCTACTTTTCGTGCGATAAAATGAGGTATAAATAAAAATATAGATGTATAATATAAATAAATAGGACATGCATTTAAGCCGATGGGCGTTGGCCGCTAGCCAAACTTAGGCGCCCGTGGTTGTTTCATCACTCGTCAATAAGGACGATGGCCTCTAACCTGGCCCAGTTGTAGTTGGTGCGCAAATCGGTGATTTTACTCAAGTCTAAGACAAATTGATCGAGGTCTCCAACGGAGAGACCATATCTGGCAAAAACAAATGCGAGCGTAAAATCATCATAAGCAACTAACCGAGAAGTGGTTCTCGTTACTTCGATTTTAGCGACTTTAGAAGAAGGGGAAACGAACTCAAGAATGCGATCCACGTATTCTTTAACAAAAGGAACATGCTGTACGTTGGTAAAGAGACCCATGCAGACCCCGTAAGGATCTTCATCTGTGGAGCTGGAAGTGCGCCAGGGAAGTCGTGTCAATAAACGACCAATCTTAGGCCCGAACACGTAAGTGTCAGGGGCCCCGACTGGATAAGGCACCAGTTGACAAAATTCAACCTTAGTGATGTCTTTAGTTATCAAAACACTACTCTCTAAACCCAATTGGGAAAAGGCAACATGTATTTGTTGTTCGTCGTAAGTTT